TCATCTTCTATATATCCCTGTTCTTCTGCATGTTTCTCACATAATACTCGTACCCACCGTTGTTTCTTGGTGCTACGACTTGTTCCGGGACTCCCGCATTCTTCGCAAGTACGAGAAGTCATAGATGCTGCCATAGAGTCAAGTCCACGAATAAACTCGTCGCCACCATTATAATAGAAGCGTAAGGTACCAAACTTTTCCTTAATCTGTGTTGCTACAACTTGCTCAACCAACTCCGGAACTTGTCGTTCTTTACGCTTAACAAAGCTACGGTCCGCCCAATCATAATCAGGATCGTTTACATCTTTGTTCCATTCAATCGCATACTTTCGCTGCATAACAATATTGTCAATACGATGCTGGATGTTGTTGCAAAGCATATCAATGATATCAAACCAGCCATCGTTGATACTGATCTCGCACCGCCCACTAAAAATCAGTGGATACTGCTCTCTAATATGTTGTTCTAGTTCTGGCGTCATAAATCATTCCTCACAGACAAAAACGCCAAAATCAAACACAGTGCTACCAACCACGGATATGATGGGAACAGTAACAATGCAATAATCAGAAACAGACAGCCCATTACCCGCGCCGCATCTTTGCAATTTCTAAAATCTGTTCATCGTTGATAACCGGTACCGCATTACTCTTGTGAAGTGTGCTGATACCCTTAATCAATGTACCTGTATAGACATTTTCCTTACGAGCGTAAGTAGTGCCGATGCCATCACCCGACGGATACTTCTCACGATGATTAGAAATCTCATACTTAGGCATGGGAGTACCCTTCAAGGCAGGCTTGTAGTTACCCTGACGATACTGAATATATTCATCAAGAGACTTTTCTTTGCATCCAATACGGCGCATGAACTTGTTATGTTCACGGAACTCTGCTGCATACTTGGCGTTGATAGTTACAGGCTTGTTCTTACGCTTCTTGTGAGAAATCGTAGTATAAGCATGGCTCATCAAATGCATTGTCACCTAATATCTCCTTACTATACTGTTATAGCAAATTATAGAGGTAATGTCAAGTATAAAATTACGACCACCTCAATATAAAGAACGATAGATCGGCCGGGCTGTTGAACACGACACGAATGTTGCCGTTCATCTTTTGCCTAACTTTAGCAACGGAGTATAGTTCTTTTACTGCGTCATTGAGAGGTCTATCTTTGATAAAATTAGACCACCAATGGGGAGGATTTTCGTCGCCCCAATACCAATTCTTAAATGTGAATGCAGTTTTCATGACCACCTCAATAGGAACCATGATAGGTCCCGCTCATTGTTAAAACGAATATAAAACAATCCATCATCCCAAATCATCATCTTGTTCTGCTTGCACCAGTCTTTGGCTTCCCACAGGGTATCTTGCACTTCTTTCCAAACATCATAGCCGGGCTTGTATTTCAGCTCCAGCTTATAAGGCTTGCTATTTTCACGAACCCACTGCATTATACAAGAACCTCTCGCACAGACACAACAGCACTATCATATTCTGCTAGACCACGATGCTCATCCTCTAGAAGATTTTTGATTTCTAGAGCAATACTCTCGTTTAGGTTAGCGTTATGGTATGCAGTTAATTCCTCAATGCTCGGAATATCATCGCTAAATGTGAGGTCAAACTCAATAACAGCACGAATACGCATTATGCAAGCACCTCTAGAGTGTGCTTACAAGTCTTTCTAAACGAGTAGCCCTGACAAGTGCAAGTAGCCTTACCATTTTCAGCAGTGACGATATAGGTGTTACCCTTGCTGCCCTGCACGGTCTTAGTGATACGGTCACTTTTGACAGGAGTATAATCAATCGTAGCGCCACCGACTTCTACGATACGCTCACGATGAATGCGACGAAAGGGGAATTGGGGATTGCCAGTAGTGATGCCAATTTCTTCTGCACCAAACCACTTTTCACGAACAACGGTACCAGTGTACACATTGAACTCAGGACCAGCAACACCATTCGCATAACGATGACGAACGGGCCACATTACATTTTTGACTTTGATAGTAACTTCGTTACCTACTGTAAGCATATCCATGACAAACCTCGTTTCAAACTATAGATTCACTATATGCCCAAAACGAGGTAATGTCAAGCGTTATTTTTTGATTGGTGCAGTTATTTTTGGAGCAAACTTTTCCATGCCAGTGATGCCCATACCACCGATGATTACAAACATGATAGCATTTAGAATGTTATCGTCAATTTTATAATTGAAAAATAGATTGGCTACGAATGCTACTACAAGCATTAAAGTGCTTAGTAGAGTGATAACACGCTTGTTGCTGAGTTTGCCGTCGCCCTCGGCAAGCATACCATTGAGTTTTCCTAATATGTCCATACCTTTTATCCTTTTTGTTATACGGGTACAGACATATTTATATCAAACCTTATACCGGGACCCCAATACGCAACAGCATCCTGCAGGCAGTATTTTCATCAGGCCAAAAATGCTGACACTCGCCATCTTTCTGATAACGCAAGAATTCGTTAAGCACTTCATCACTAGAACGATTGCGTTCCTTAGCCATGTTGCCTACGATACGATTAGCTTCATTGATATCTTTAACCATCTTACATGCTCCAATATGATTCGGAATCAGGGCGGCAGCTCCAAGGAGTATCGGCAGCAATCTGCACATCCTTGCCGCTCATCATGTTCTTGACAGTGATGAATTTGGGAGCATACTCAATGCGAAACATATCGTCAAAGTAGCCAGCACCACGGAGAGCGTTGACTTCACGATCCATCGCAGCGTTGTCCTTACGGTCAAAGTCATACGAGTTGACAAAGCGTTCACCGCTCTTGCAGCGACGATCATAGCGATAAATCTTGACAGTGTAGATCATTGTGTGTCTCCGTTTTCTCAGCTTATAATTTACTATAGACAAAAAGGTACCCGAAGTCAACCGAAAAGTGACCTCAGGTACGATTTTTTTTACCAGCTTGAACGGTAGTTGAAATCCCATTGTTTAGGCATCAACAGTGCGTTATCAATAATCTTGATAGTTTCTTCAATATCATTGAAGTACCACTGGTCATATTCGGTTCCGCCGAAGAAGAATCCTGATGCAGTTGGAAGCAGCTTTTCAGCTAGTTCGTTATTGTCAAGAATCTTTTGGCAAACCTCACGCAACTCTGTTAGTTGTTCACGACTGACATATGCTTCCTGGCATTCGTCCTTGCCTTCCTGCACATTAGCAACAAACCAGTTATGAATTTGATTAGACTTACGCCAGTAACCAGCTTCAACAGTAATGGTCTTTACCTTACCATCAGTTGGTAGACCGATAAGCTGCCCGATGTTTTCACTAATCTGCTTATCGCCTTCCTCGTGACTCCACAAATAACGCTCGGCGTTGAGATACATATCAAGACCCATATTACTTCACCTTTACGAGAGACTGGGGAAGAACACAACGCTGACCAGCATCAGTGCGAACGAGAACCATTCCCTGAGCATAGCAGGCTTCGACACGCAACTGTGTTTGTTCCCGAGCCTTATCTGATGCTACAGCAATGCTACCTAGCAAAATAAGAACTGCTGTGCCAAACAAGAACATGAACATACCAAAACTGAAAACCTTATCTACAACAAATTCAAGAAACTTATCCATATTAAATATCCTTATCCAAAACTAAAACAACACCAGTAATAAACATCGCAAGACCAACTGCACCCTGCAACACAAACTGCAACCAGCTTGCATTATCGGGAATACACATAGTAAGAATGCCGGCGATTATCAAGAAGTACTTCATCTTAAGCCTCCTGAACAATCTTGACCATTGAAGCAGGGACACGATAGCGACCAAGCTGCGTTTCAACGACGAGGTTCTTAATCTTCACATCCATCACAGTGCCGTTAAACACAGTGCCGTTACGACCAGTGAAAGTGACCTTAGCACCCTTAGAAATAGAGCGCACATTAGACTTAGTAATCTGCTGACGGCGCATCTTGATATATTCAACGAGAGTGTTGAGTTCTTCGTTGTCCGCTTGGGTCAGTACGAAGTGCGAGAGGGTTTCAAACTTGTTCATATTCAATCTCCGTTTTCTCAGCTTATAATTTACTCTACACGAGTTTTGGGTAAGAGTCAACCAAAAAGTTGCCGTTACCGCAAAAAATTATCCTGCGATAGGGAAGGGACCACCCATCAGCATAGCATGTTTTGTTTCATGCTGCTCTACCAATTCAAGCTGCTTCTGGGCACGAGTCAAGAATGTGTACTTATTCTTAAGTGCTGTACCGCGCACTTCACCATCACAGGTCAAGTTCTCAGGGCTAAGATCACAGTCCAGCTTGTCAGCGAGGCGACGACGGTCAAACACATTGTTGAGGTCATACTCTTTTTCGCCGAAAAGCTTACCGAAAGTGTTAGCACGATCAATATACTGCTTCAATTCGTTCGCCATTTTGTATCTCCGTTTTCTCAGCTTATAATTCACTATAGCAAAATGGGTAACTAATGTCAACCACTTTTATCCAAATTCTGCAAAAAAGTGAAAACTTCTTCCTCGCTATCATAGATACCGTGATGGCTGATAGGGTTAGACAATGCTACATGTATCTGATTACTAAACTTGCGAATGATGCCGAAGCCAGGATAACGACCAGAACCAGGCGCACGATTGTTCCAGCGTGTGCGGTTAGAATGGGTCCACGGAAACGGCTGGCAGTCATATTCAACTCCCAACAGTTCGGCACACTTATGATAAAAGTCTTCGTTATCCATAGATTAACTCTACACCCAAATGAGTGTAGAGTCAACCTATTTTTATCAGATATCCGTTAGTATCCGAAAACCTTATCTTAAGAAGATCAAGTTCTTTGATTACAGCTTCTTCGGACCAGTCTCTATAACGATACGCAATTTTGAATTTACCGTTGTGATAAATGTTTACTACATCTTTACTAGATCCGGGAGACGCCTGCTTCGTTACTGTACGATATGAATTCATGGCATTATCTCCCTAATATAGTAGTATTTATTGCGTTATGTTAAAAACATCAATACCCATATGATTGCAATTACCATAACCCCAACAGCAAGGTACACCTCTTCTTTAGTCACGCTTGTTGATAACCTTATCGATAAGACCATATGCAAGTGCTTCTTCTGCACTCATAAAATAGTCTCGTTCCATATCGGCTACAAGCTGCTCATAAGTCTTACCGGCACTGTTATGCTTGACATAGATTTCAGTCAATGACTTCTTCATTGCAAGGATTTCACGAACCTGAATTTCCATGTCAGTCGCTTGACCACGGGCGCCGCCTGAGGGCTGGTGAATCATGTGTCGTGCATGAGGAAGCATAAGACGCTTACCTGCTGCACCTGCTTGAGCAAGCAACGAACCCATTGAACAAGCTTGACCCATTACGATAGTAGTAATGTCTGGCTTGATAAACTGCATAGTGTCGTAGATTGCCATACCAGCAGTGACACTACCGCCCGGGCTGTTAATGTACATTGAAATGTCGCTATCAGGATCCTCAGATTCAAGATAAAGCAACTGTGCTACAATAAGATTTGCCATTTGATCATGGACTTCGCCTTCAAGCAAAATTACACGGTCCTTAAGCAGTCGGGAATAGATGTCGTATGAACGCTCACCGCGAGAGGTCTGTTCAAGTACCATTGGAACTAGTGTCATTAATTATCCTTCTATTTGATTAGAAGTTCATAGTACACTAGTTTTGTTACTTTAGCAAGTGATTTGGTTACCGTTTTGCTCTACCAACATTACCGGTTGGTACTGCTTTATCAAGCTTAGGCTTGTTTCTACCTAAGGCAATATCTGCCGCTTTATCAGTGAATTCTTTTTCAGACTGTGCCCTCTTTGCACGGCCCGGCGATGCAGAAGTAGCCTCATCGTCTTTTTGTTTTCCCTGACCTTTATCAATATTGAATGTATAGTTACCTTTGATACCTGTGCTGTAATAAGTTTTACCTGCACTTAGGTAAACACCCTTGATACTTTCACCAGGATATACTGTATTGAATTCGTCAAGGGTCCATTGTCCCTTGCTTTCTTTAGCTTTGGTGTACACCTGCACTAACGCACCGTTGTTAAGAATATCGGCAGCAGCGTTACTAAAGTCAGTCTTATCATTGACTTCTTCTGCGGCTTTGTGTGCAATAGCAGCCATCAGGTGGTAGTATAAATTGATACTGCTAGGGTTGTCTGCATTTCTAGATTTAGCAAGACTGACTAGATTATCGGATAATCCCAAATTATCAATGTTATCCATATTAGCAGGACCTAACTTTTTCAAGTCCTTTACAGTCTGTGCGTCTTCTTGGTCAATGATATCATACTTTACGCCTAGATATAGAGGAGAACCCGCTTGTCCTTGCTTTTTAATTTCACGCAAGATTTCAATAGTATCGCTATATTTTTCTAAGAGTTTCTGACCATTTGGTGTTTGACTCAATTCATCTACACTATTGATTAGATTACTAGTACTTGCAGTTGCACCTTTACCGCCCTTGGTGCTTACTTTGATACTCTTACCTTCGCTGTTGGTCATGATACTATCGCTCAATCCAGCAGTCTTTGTATCGTCAAAGCTAATCACCGTGTCTTCAAAGCTTCCACCCAAGAAGATTTCAGCAGCCTCACCTGCATTGCCTGTATACTGACCCTTCTGTAATGCGATGGGCTGTAATATCTCACAGAAATAATCTCTGAACGCACTGAAACTTACGCCTTCGGGAGCGTCAATAGTCATTGGTAGTGGAGTACCATCAGCTAAACTATATGCCATCTTATATAAAGGATTATCGGTACCTAAAGTGTTTGCTAACTGTGACAGAATATCATTTGCTGTTAGGTCAATTTTATCAGTGAGTAGGTCCTGTGGGCTCAATCCTGATTGAGCCTTAGCTGCTGCTTTACCTGCAAATTTGTAATCACCAATCTGATTAGGAACATAGTTATCTGTAAAGTTAGGTTTGACTGATTCTAGATATCTACCGAAATATAGCTCACCTTCAGGAGTATCAAATGATGCAACTGCTATACCACCGGTTCTAGAAGAACGATTATTTAGCCACTTGATAGCGCCAACGCTATCAACTTGAGTTATCGCCCTATCAAGTTCGTCTGGTTCTAATTTTCCACCTAACTCCGGATAAAATTTTATGTTATTAAATACAATTTCATCACCGTCAGGTGTTTTAAATACATCGCCGGATTTTCGTCCGGCGAGTCCTGTACTTTCATTTAGTGTTTCAAGTCTGTTGAGTATATCACGCATACTAGTATTTATTCTATTGTGTTTGGGTTAAGTCATAAATACTAGCATAAAACATATATAGGAGAAAAATAATGTTTAATAAATTTGTCAACGCACTTAAAACTTTTTTCAGTGCTAAACCAGTAAGTTTGCAATTTGAAGAAATGCTTCTTCAAGAAGCTGTGAAGAAAATTAAGGATGAGGATGCCGCTAGAGAAAAAGCTATCGCAGTAGCCGCCGAAGCTACTGTAGCTAAGGTTGAAGTTGTAGCTAAGACGGCAGCACCTAAGGTTAAAGCACCTAAGACTGCAAAGGCAAAAACAGCCGACAAAGCACCCGCAAAAAAATCAAAGAAGCCAAACATTAAAATTGTAAAGTAATGCAAGACATTGGATTTGACATTGTGGGTGAGTTATTCATCGAACCCAATGATAGTTTCAATTGGGAAAACAAAGCCACAAGTCTCTATTGTATAGTAACCGGCAATGTCAGTTCCGATTTAAGAACACTAATGCAAGTTCTTTCTCACCTATCAAAATACTATCAGGGTGTTTTTTATGTACCTGGCACCTTAGAATATACTAATACCGATGATGTTTCAACCCGCACTGCTGAAATAACACAAATTTGCGCTAACATACCGAATGTAATTTTACTACATCAAACTGTAATTATTGTAGATGGAATAGGTATTATCGGAGTTAATGGGTGGGGAAATGCAGGTTCTGTTGATACTATTTCTGAAATGATAAGAACTGCTGCAAGATATGAAGATACAAAGTACCTAACTACTATCTTAGGAAAATTACAAAGACATTTAGATGTTAAGAAAATAATAGTTATTACAAATGCAGTTCCTAAAGAAGACCTGTATTTCGGAGAAGAACCAACTATAGTGTATGACCAAATACCACTAACTAATACACTTCATGTTGACACAGAGCATAAAGTTAAGCATTGGGTATTCGGTACATATACTAAATCGGTTGATACTGTATTAAATGATATACGGTACTTGAACAATCCTTACTTAGGCAAAAACCCGTATTGGCCAAATCGACTAACGGTATCAATTTGATTCAGATTCTACCTTAACTTGCAATGGAAACCCCAGCGCACGAGCTTCAAGAGTAACTTCAATTCCCAACTGCTCTGCAATTTCAAAAGGTAAAACTGCAACTACTGCACTACCCTTTTCATGAATGTCAACCGTGATAGCTGATGCAGTGTCCGGATTATAATTAAAATATTCGATTAGTGAAGTTACTACAAAATCCATTGAGGTTACATCATCATTAAGATATACAATCTTAAACAAGGGCGGCTCTCGTAGACTAACATTTGGCTTAATCTTACTGTTGACTTCTGTGTTTGCCATTTTAAAATCCTTTATGTTGTGCTTGCGGGCACTATTACCCGCAAGCACATGTATCACTATATTATTTATTGTACTTAATTGCAACCGTTTTGGGCTTTTGTTCCTCAGGAACTTGACGCTCAAGTTCAATATTGAGGATGCCGTTCTCGGCGCTTGCACCTACTACTTCAACATAATCTGCTAGAGTGAATGTGCGAGTAAACGCACGGGCACTGATGCCGCGATGTACGTACTCTACATCCTTTTCCAACTCATCAAGGCTTACTGTTTGTTCGCCTTTGATGGTAAGAACATTCTTTTCTAGTGTAATGTTGATATCACCTTCTCGGAATCCCGCCACAGCAAGTTCAATTGCAAATGCATCTTCACTGTGCTTAACAATGTTGTATGGGGGATAGTTGGTATTTGTTTGTTGTGCATTGACTCGCATAAGCTCATCTAGAATGCTATCAAATCCGATACCGAACTTGTGAATTGACGGAATGTCAAGGGAACGAAGGGTTAATTCTCTAGTCATGTTTTTATCTCCTTTATAAGCAAGACTATAATGTAGACCTCTTTGAGCATCTACATCATTATTTATACTACTACACTTTCGCAAAAAATTCTAGTATTTTGGGTTAAATTACTTCTTTGGGATTGATAACTAATTCTTCATCAATTACTAAGATGGTAATATTATTATCTTTATACTTTTTAGTATGGAACATGTGAGGCAACAGTATTCTTTCTAATTCAGTATGAAGTCCTCGTGCTCCAGTCTTAAGGTCAATGCAATTCTGTGCAATTTTTCGAATAGCACCGTCGGTAAAAGATAGTTCAATGTTGTCTAAACTCAACAAATACTGGTATTGCTCTATGAAACTATTCTTGATGTTAGTTAATACATTGACTAGTTGGTCTAATGTAAGCTGTTCTAGCGCACAAGTAGTTGTAAAGCGACCGATGAACTCAGGAATCATACCGAAACGAGTAAGGTCATCCGGCGTAACTTTGCTCAAATCCTGAGCTTCATCTTTGCTCTTGACCTCTGCTCCGAATCCAATTGTACTACCTTGTGTTCTGGTCTTAATGACATTTTCTAATCCAACAAACGCACCACCTGCAATAAACAGAATATTTTTAGTGTCAATCTCAACAGTCTCACCTTGCGGATGCTTGCGTTTACCGGCTACACTCACTCTGCATTTGGTACCTTCTACTAACTTAAGAAGTGCTTGTTGGACGCCCTCTCCGCTTACATCACGAGTAATACTAGTTGATTCGCTTTTACGAGCAATCTTGTCAATTTCATCGATGAATACGATACCGCGTTCTGCTTTTTTAACATCATTGTCTGCTAATGCAAGTAGCATGGAAACCATAGATTCCACATCCTCACCTACATATCCTGCTTCTGTTAGGTTAGTAGCATCTGCAACTACAAATGGGACATTCAGATATTTTGCTACTGATTTTGCTAGTAAGGTTTTGCCTGACCCGGTTGGACCTATCAATAACACATTTCCTTTTTGGATTTCCAAATCTTGAGGTGGATTGTTAATACGCTTATAGTGATTGCTGATAGCAACGCTCAACACAATCTTAGCTTGATCTTGTCCAATAACTAACTGGTCAAGATGTTCCTTGATACTGTATGCATCAAAGTCTTTGGCATCACGCTCACGATGTTTATCGCTTGGTACATCATTTACAATTAATTGGGTGCATAAATCAATGCAATCACTGCATATTGCTACACCTTCTCCTACGATTAATTTTTTTACTTGCTCTTTTGAGTTTCCGCAGAAAGAACACTCATTCAGTTTTTTGTCAGACATACTTTTACTTATCAAAACTTATTTTGGATTCTTATTTTGTAATAGAAAATCTTCTATTTGTAACTTTTCGCTTTCGGTGAGCAATTCTACATCATATTCTCCAACTTCAATTTTGTTAACTAGGTATCTTACATATTCTTCATCATACAAATATGTAGAGGTTTGTTCTTTATTGATTTCAATCCACTTAGTCCCACTAAACTTAAACACTCTATTGGGAAGCGAATCTACTCTAACAAAGGTATCACCTTTTTTTGCAAATTGCGGGAAGCTAATTCCAAAGTTTGTAGAAGGTTGGTTACCTGAATCTACTTGTAAGAATAAGTCAGGGCGCATCCCTTGCAATGCGCTCTTACTGACACTCTTCCCTTCGAAGCTTATATAACCACCGTCAGACTCTTGCAGAGTTACACCTTCAGTTTTTATTACGGCTGCAGGTTCTTCTCTGCTGCTGCTTTCTCTTGCTTCGCTTTGTGCCATGTTGCTCCCTGCCGAAATTGCATCGGGAGTAGGTGTTTCAGGTACATCTTCTCGTACCACATCATCTGTTGGAATATCATTTGGTTGAATAGGTTCAGAAACATTTTCGTCCTCCTTCGGAACATCATATGCAGTTTCACGCAGTATATCATCTAGTGCTTCGTCAAGAAACTCATCTTCTTCTTTAACTTCTTCCAATACAGGTTCAAGTTCAACCGCATCGGGAATAGGTTCCGATTGTGGTACTTCTCCCACTCCATAATTGAATTTATCAACATCATCTTGTGATAGTTTGGTAGCTGGTACATCTTCATTCTCCTTAGCGTCTTCTTCTTTGCGTCGATTTCGTAAATCATCATCTAGCCATTTATAGCTAGACTGTGCTGCTAATACAAGCATAAGTGCAAGAGGGTCAAATACAAACACGATGAGAATGATTACCCAACGAACCGCCCGTTCTAACAGATTAGTATCAGGATTATCACCGTAGATTAGTGCAGCAATATACTTAATTGGACCTACTTCTGCTTCAATCTTGCGTATCTCTGCACGAATAGGAGCAACTTCTTCATTAAGCTTAGCGATTGCCTCTTGTTCTGCCGCAATTTCGTTTTGAAGTCTATTGCGTTCTGCTCTTTGCTGTCTACGAACTTGAACAGCACGATTAGCGCCCTTATCATCATCAGTACGACCAAGTAACTGGTCAACCTGACTATTCATTTGCTCAAGCGCCTTTTGACTCATGGCAATGTTTTCACGGGCAATCTTAATCTTTTCGTCAACTAACTCAACCTTAGCACTAGTATCGCCGCTCACTAGCGTTTGGTCACTGTGCGCCTTAGATAAGAATCCAAAAATACCCATACTAGTCAAGAATGCTAGAGCAATGACCGCAGGAATGAGATAGAGTTTAAGGTTCCATTTGGCTCTATTCCAATACTTATGTAGCCAAAGCGTAGTGACTACCTTAGCAATCTCTAGTGAGCCGCCCATGATAATGATTGGAATAACAGCAGCCGCAAAGATAGCAGTTAGGCCGAGGATAGAATACCAGGCAGCAATAGCACTAAGCGTAAGTGCTACAATGAGAGTTAGAGTTGGAAAACTAAATATTTTTCTTAAAAGCATCTATTATTTAGTCTTCTATCTCTCTCAATCCAAATAAGTGACCGTATGTTACATAAAATTCTTCTGCCATCATGACCATCTTACGGGGGATTCCGGGGCCCTGCGTGATATGATATGTAATCCACGGACCAGTATCTCTGCGCTTTACTTGCACAACCTCAATACGGTCACCGTCTTCAAAGGTATATGCTTTTCCAAGCAGCTTTTCAGTCCACTCAGCAGTGTCTTTTACTGCATCATAATCCTCATCATATGGGTCCATTATTCGTTTTCTCCAAATAATAGTTGCTTTGAACGAATTTCAGTCAGTGCTTCATCCTTCATTGCACATTCAAAACATACTTCTTCGTGGTTGAGTCCATATGGACGAGTCTCTGCGATGATACCGCAGCCTTCGCAACGCTGGGGCGGTTCTTCAAAAATAATACCTAAATCACTCATCGCTTGCCCCTCTTTTCTTTATATTCAAGATGGCTCAATACTCCGCGATACAAAAAGTACAACATCCCACCTAACGCAGCAAAAACTAATACTGCTGGAAACTTTGCGATAGTATATATCAATGCAACTGCAATAAGTAGCATAGCTAAGGTAATTAGTGTTGCTTTATATTTAATGTTCATGCTTTATCATCCCTAAATCTAACGAAGCGCGGGAAGCGCAACGAATATGTACCATCTTGGTTCTGTGTAATAGCATCAGCCATAATCTCAACAGTGCGACCAAAGATTAAGTTACGGTCTGCCCAAAGACTATCACGCTCTGCGTCACTGAATCCAGAACCAGCATTGACAGTAATTTCCTTACCATCATCAATCCCATTGCAGACCAACGCACCCAAACGGTTCTTGTTACGACCGGTGCCTTCTTCAAGCCCGATCACTTCAAGGTCAACAGTGATAGTAGGCTTCCACTTCATCCACGAAGTAGAACGCTTGCAGATATAAGGACTATCAAGGTCCTTAATCATAATGCCTTCAAATCCAGCAGCAACCATGTCCTTAGCATAACGCTCAAGCTGGTTGTTACCTTCGTGAGTATCAAGGTCTACTTGCAAGTGAGGGAGCAGCTCCATATTAGGCATCTTATCAAATGCAGGCTGCATAGATTCAAGCAATGCAATACGCTTGCTCAATTGTGCATTCCAATGACCGCGCCTAAAGTCGGCAAGCGGGATAATGTCAAACACATGGAAGACACTATCTTCGGCCGCAACATTTTCTTTACGACGAGCCTGACGCATTAGTTCTTGGAAGCTGTTGCCAACTACTTCCCCGTCAAGTACAAACCCTTGCTTGAGAATGCCACTTGACATGTGTTTAGTTCTGCCAGCCGCGGCGACAAGTTCGCCAATATTCTTACGGACTTGTTCTTCAATGTGTTCAAAGTTTTCAAACAACTTGCCATTACGGCTATAACAAGTAACGGCAACCACACTAGGGTTCATTGTTCCAGGAAGAACGACCATCAGTACACGAACACCATCAAGCTTCGGTTCAAGACGCTTAGTGCCACGCATTTCAGGGCGCCCCTCACTATTGGTAGCAAGCTGGCAAGTGAAGATAGGAATCTCGTAATGAGTTCCCTTTACAATCTTATTGATTGTGGTTGCGCTAATGCCGCTACGCATATCACGACGAAGGATAGGAGCAAGGAAAAGATTCCATTCATCACTGTCAAATCGCTCTGACATTTCTGCAACTGCATCACGAGCAGCATTGCCTGTCAATCGCCGATCACTCAAGTCCTGCAACAATGACCAAAAATCTTCCCAGGGGTTTTCGGCATCTGAGATTCCGATTGATTCAGGGATTTGCTTGATACCAAATGTTTCATATGGATTATAACAAGCTTTTAAACCACCTAGAAAACGAATGGCGATATCGCTTCCTAAATTAGCTGCGGTAAGGGCTTGCTTGAGAACATCTTCCTTATGCAGGCGTCCGTTGTCTTCGTTTAGTTGTGTTATAAAACTTGCGCTCATAGTCTTCTTATACTACATAATGGGGTGAATGTCAATCAAAAAGGTACTTCATCCAATCGGTCATAGGGGAAGCTTTATTTGTTTACGGGAAAACTTATTACAGGAATCACAATGTCGGTCCTGTGCGTGATAATATGATTCTTTATATGCTTTGCCCCACTTCTGCCACTTATGCCAGCCAATTCTACAGCCCCAAAAGGTCACAAGTAGTTCCTTTTCACGCAATGTACGGAATACATTTTCTTTCTCTGCACTCATACCATCTTCACATAGTTAAGCTGGGTAGAGTTGTCGCGGTGAGCCTTAACCTTACCGTCAATGTTGATATTATCGCCTACAGTGAGACTCTGCTTATAAGCAAAGAACACCTGCTTGTTATCATCGGTGATAGCAGTGATGAAATGCGTACCCCACTGATCGGAGAAATAGCTTTTCACTACTTCGGCAGTGACTTGAACACGCTCACCGACGGTACCAAACACACCTTCGGTCTCGCGGATACGAGTATCAACAGCACGATGATATTCACTGCGGTTGTATGTGTTAGGGAGCGAGGAGACGATAGCAATATCATAGTTGCTATCAAGCGTTTCCTTCTCTACGATGGAGAGCATATTCTGCTCAAAATCAGAGAGGCGCTTGTCAGTCAGCAGCTTGAAAGTAAGGCTGCGGCAATGCTGCATGACCTTTTCACCCTGTTCACGGTCACTGTCACGCACATCAAAGGTACCGTCAAGAAACTGACGGATGAGAACCTTGTTAGCAAGCTTGCTAGTACCAGATTCATCGTTAGTTTCGGTGTACTTGAGGTAGCCACCGTTGACACGGGTAGCTGCACACGCAGCAGCAAAAACATCAACAGTGTTGTACGAAGGGCGTTGATAACGAGCCATTTAGTATCTCCTTGCTATATATTCACTATAGCAAAATGGGTAAGCAATGTCAACCGAAAAATGATTATTTGCGAGATTCTAGGATAAAATCTCGGACACGCTCACGGTCGATGCTGTCATACACAGGTTCTTCGCCGTGACTGCGATACATCTTTTCAAGCTTACGGGTAGCATCAATGACTTCGGCTTGAGTAGCATCTACATCTTTATAGATACCATCAATGCCGTTATAGAAGCTAAGCACATAGCTGACAAAATCTTCGTTACCCATAAAAAATCTCCTTAGAAGCTATATTATGACTATAGCTCCAAGGAGACCTTTTGTCAACCGTTTTTTTTACTTTTTTGGATTCTGATTTACAAAATCATACATCTTTTGAGCGGTCTCAAGGACCTTTTCAAGTCCAGGAAACTCCGGCGCAGAGACTTTGGTAACAATCTTACCATCGTCATCCTTCGCTTGCGATACTTCCCAGCCAAACAGTTTAGCTTTATATTCTTCAATGACTAGCTTTTCAGCTAGGCCCAAAATATCAGAACGGATTTCATATCCATTCTTATTGAACTTAATCTCAGGAAGTCCTGGAATCTTGTTATCACTCATGATATATTTCCTTATAAAATGGTTGCAATGAATGCGAAGGTTAGAACCATCATCCCTGAAATTGTAGTGATGAATCCGGCTCGTGACGCATATAGTGCTTTATTTGTCATTATTACTTTTCTTCTTTCTTCTTCTGTGTGTTAAACATAGCCTTTGCAGATTCCTGCATTGACTTTGCGGTTTCTGTATAAAATGATTTATCAGTAACAGTTTTATGCATATTGCTGGCAGTAGTAAAACCAACCTCAATTGCTTTCTTAGTGTACTCGGTTTGAGCATCTACAAAATCATGCATATTTTTTGCTAGACCTTCATGCTTTACAAAAGTATCTACAAAAATCTTCTTTGAAGCTTGAATAGCCTCAGCAGTATTTTCAATTAAAACTTTAATCATTGATGGTCTCCTTAGTTGCAACGACCGAGAAGGTCTCGGTTGTTGAAGAACTCAACTCTGCTAAGACCATTGCTGCGATCCTTATCAGCATAGCTAAAGAACTTAGGCTGAGTGCGGCAACCTGCGCCAGTCAATTCAGTAAGGGTGATTTCCCCGCTAGTGTCTGCATCAAGCTTGGTGAACAATTCAGTCTTCCAAGAAGCAAGTGCTGGGGTTGATAGTGTGAGGGCCATAAGCAGGCCAATAGTGATATTCTTCATAATTTTTTCCTCTGTGTGTGATGTAGCTTTGCTACGATTTATTTATGCTGCAAGTGCGAACAAAAACAATAACTATTTAACCGAATCTAGATAGCTTTGAAAGTCACCGTATAAGGTCATCATCATTGCTATCTTGTGATCGTATATTCTAATATACGGTTGTTTCTTACCATTGTCAACTACATTGATTCCCACATAGTAGGGACAGTTTACTTTTTTATCTAAGATGACAGTATATTTCCCCCAATTTACTTCTCCCCTAACATTTTTTGGAGGATTGAAGTCAAAATTATAATGAGAGATTTTTGCAGAAATAAGTGCTTGAGCGCCGGCATCAGTAAGTCTTAGCCCGGAACCACTTCTACCTGTCATGAACCATTGAAATACTAACTGATCGACCGACTTATCTTTCCAAGGAAAATCAGGGTCATCCTTTACTTCATTTAATACAAGTTTGACAATATCAGATTTGGTCTTGGGATAGATCATCTGGGTATACTACCCTGCCGCTATTCATAAACACTACAGTAAACTTATCAGTTTTGAATTGTGCATTTAGTTTTCGACACAGATTCCTAGCATGACCTGGATTTGAAAAGCTTGTTTTCTTATATTTAGGTGCTACATCATTTGCGAGATAATGACTTGACTTTAAATTGATTGGTTGGTCATCATAAAACACCGCCCAAATACCTGCGGCTTCTACAATCTGGTCTGTTTTGTATGTTTTCTTATCTACATACTCCAGCAGGATATTAGGTTGGGTTCTACTCATCAGAATGAGCCACCCTTAATTTCTACTTGAACTATTTCATTTTCCTTTGCGGCGTTTTGATCTTGTGACAGATCATAAAGGTCAGATAATAGTTTTGATATTTCATCCCGCAATCCACGAGCGTCGGACATCGGCAATACTAAATCTTTAGTTTGCTTGGATTCTGCTACCGCAACCTTATCTATGAATCGCTTAATATTTAACATCTTTAACTATTTATCTGTCTATTTGCCTCATCTGAGGTTTTGTAGGGGCCCTTATAGGGGTAACGCTGAATGAAGATATACTTCGGGCAGAACTGTACGGATTTGATACCATTCTGATCAACTACAAAATACCCAGCAGCATGTAGGCACTTACTCTTTTTAGTCTTAGTAAATAAATGCAGGCCGCGAGTAACATCACACACGGAGTTATAAACTCGTGCAGTAGTAGGATACTCTGGATATGGAACCTGTACCTTAGACGATTGCTTTAGATTTGCAAACTTAATTTGGGTTTGCTTTTTCAGGTCTTCTGCGTTGTTGAACTGAAGGAAGGTGCCATTTAATCGCACCCCGTATCCAGCGTTGTTAGCTTCAATATTACCAACCTTTTTCTCACCATCAGTGACGATCCAAAATTGGTTCTTGACGATTGGTTTTGCGACTAGTTCAGTCATATGTTTCCTTTGTTAACATTTTAAATAAATCTTTCTTATGTTTTGCTGTCCAGTTTTTTGCAGTAGGCCCGCAATCACCGTGCTTGCGCTCAAGTTCGCAGTAGCTAATTTCAGCCTTAATGCGGTCCATACCGATAATCGGATCAATTACATCACGGGCTGGCTTAAAAGTCCTAGTACATTTGTACATGAATCCTTTAGTACCCACTAGGCCACCGAGCGTAAAAACATTGTTAGCTATGCTCATTTTGCTAAACTTGCAATCCTTACAGAGATATACAGGATCAATTGGCATTGAGTATTCCTTTATAGGTAGAGTTAAGCCATTTTGAGTAAGTATCACCCTGTTCACTAATCTTAGTCAACTCATACTTACCGCAGAACTTCATAAGATGGATACCAACATTAGGGGTAGAGGTAGTGCGAACATCATTCTTGATTACATTATCCACTGCTTCCCTAATATCAGTAGGTTGCGCACTAAGATCAATTAGTGTCTTATTGCGTTCGTAATCATCCTTGACACGATGTTCATCACCATTATGATCGACCCAGCGTTGAAGCATCATATTATTCCATTTGAAACCCTGCTTCTCACGATCCTCAAATGCATCACGGATGCCTATGCTATTCTTAGAACCCTTCTCACGGACACCAGGGTATGCACTGAACACATTGTCAGTTGCATCACCACGAATAATCTTCTTGAACAGTAGATACTCCGGGTCCTCAAGCAGCTTGTGTTCACCTGTCTTCTTGTCCTTGACAGGCTTACCGCGGTCATTGAAGTAACCATCAATCTTAATCAACTGACCAGCAACACCGTTGTACTGATGCACATTCTCTGCAATCAATTGCACAAAATCAGTGTCACTAGAAATGATGAAGTGTTCATCATCAGGATGAAGTGCGATGAACCTAGCGATGATATCATCTGCTTCTGCGTTGGGAACACGCAAGACGCTAGTATTAGTCTTTTCACGAAGATAGGTAGTAAATGATTCGTATGTTTCCCAAAACATCTTGTTTTCTTCAACTTCACGCTCGGTCATAGCAGACTCATCAAGCTTGCGATGAGCCTTATATGGCGTATAGAAATCCTTGCGCCAGCTACGACCTTCAAGACAGAACACTACATGGTCAATACCAAACATGCGTTGAACTTGATTTACGCTAGCCATAGTAAGATGCATAGCCATGCCAATCTTTTCCCATGTGTCAGCACTTCGACTAGCCACATGCCTAGCGCGGAAGAAAGTATTAGCTGTGTCAATCAATGCGTATTTCATGTGGTACTTTCTCTGTTAATATACTTATATATTACACGATTTATGCGTACTTGTCAAGCCTTAAATGTCCTCAAGGTACTTATCCGGATTATTAGCAATCTGTTTGATAGTAAGCTTTTTGTGTATAGCAGAATTATCAAAAGGAAGATAGGAGCTTTTAATTTTCTGAACCTGTAAATTCTGACTTCGTATAATATTTTCTACGAGTTCAATTAGGTCAGCCTTTTTAAACTTTGATTTAGGAGCCATCCATTCTACTCTTTGCCCATGTATAGTGTGAGCCTCACTAGCTAGCATTTGTTTTACGATGTTTTCTAATGACTTTATCGCAGTATTAAGACCAAAATACAGAACATGAAATTCTTGATCGGTGCCAGAATGGTCACTGTACTGCGATACTCGCTTTTTAGGAGCAGTAGTAATGCCAAACCCTTGGATTTGATAAAACTCATTTTCAATCTTAATGAAATGAGAAGTTTCTATTCCATAAAAAAATCCATATGACTCAACCATGTTTTTTCAAAACCTTCTTTGCAGCATCAGGTAGATATTCAGTTGCATCTCCTGTTTTTTGGTTATCATATAGATCAACGATATCCGGAAGCTTATGTGTACCTTTAAGTTTACGATACATCTTTAACAACAGAACAAACGAACCTTGTGCATCAACCTTAGCATTCTTCTCATTAACGTCCCATGTTTTTGCATACCAACGCTTAAATGTATTACTACTATCCACACCAAACACTGCTGGTGTTTGAAACAGATTTTGAATAATTGCATGAATTGGTTCTAAAAAGTCACGCTCAAATTCAGCAGACTTTACATCTGCGATTTTGCTCATGTATTCATACATAAAACCATACAAGTCAATTTCCATACCGGCTAGCTGAAGGTTAGGCCAATACTTTTTGTGAGTAGTTAGAATGAAACGCCAATGTTCGGGCTTATCATAATACTTACGGGCAGCAGACATATGAGTAATGCAACCCGGCAGCCCTATATTAGTGTCATCAGGATTGTCTGATTGGAACTCAAAACCCAAAGATTCTGTGATTTCTTGTAGGGTATGTGCTTGCTTGAATTCAAGGTCAAGATTGCCATCTACACGATAAATGAGAACATCAGTCTTGTGGTCATGATAAGGACTAATCTTTAGTGAGCCATGTCCATTGAACACGCGGAATGCTTGGCGAGCCACCGCCCGATTGTCTGTTTCAATATAAGTTACTGGAACCTCTAAGTCAAGCCAATCACCGGTCCAGTCTTTCCAAATGCCATTATACGCATATGCAGCCTCTAACACGACAGTATGTTGTGCATTGAACGAGTGATATTCCTCTTTACCAGGAATCTTAATGCACTGAATTGCTGATAGATAGCTTTCGTTAAACGATTCAGGGTTTCCGATATTAGTACAATGTTTGGGTGAAAGTGAACGCTGAACATCATCATCTACACAAATGTCACGCACTTTTACTGCTTTGAATTTGATTCGCTTGTCCCGTGAATAGGTAACGCCATCTGCTAGCAATTTTCTAATATGTTTTTGCCATTCAGCATTATCTGATAAAGTTCCCAAAACTAAGTCAGATACTTTATATGTACGATACTCACCCTTCTTACGCTTTAGATCATGATGGATCGTTCTAGCCAGCGGAATTGTAGTAGACGGGGTAAACTTAATAGGAAACTTAGACATATTAAACCTCAACAATAGCTTACTGATATTATTAATATACTACTATTTTGTGCAATTGTCAATCCTTTTTTTCAAAAACCCATAAATCTTCAAAATTTCCGTCTCTAGTTTTCTTTGCTTGCCTAGTTCCAGAAATCGCACTCCATTGCACTCTATACTGGTCAATTAATGTCAAGTGTTTAGCTGCAATATCTCGCATATCCTGACTAATAGATACCTCTTGTTTATCTACATTACGATAATTACTGATTACAAATCCTAACTTTGCCCCGGGCTTCATTACCTTAACGCATAACTTAATAGTTTCTTCCCAATAACCTATCAACCAAGATTGATAATCAGGGAAACTAGTAAAGCTTTGGTCTTCACTAGGATAAATTTCTAAGTCAAAGTACGGCGGACTCAATAATACAGCATCTACGCTGTCAGCATATTTTTCGCTAAAATTATGTTTAGCATCTAACTGCTCACTTGGACATAGATATAGGTCAACATTCTTCTCCGGTAATACAAAAATACTATCATTCTGATACTTCTTGTATTCCTCGTGTAACAAGGAACCGTTCTGAACTACATCAGGAATAACATCAGTAGCAATAAAGTTAGTAAATTTACTATTATAAAATCCTAACTGATACGCATTCCAACCCATAACCGGGGCAAAGAGAGTTTCTCCTGTGAATATATTATCAAGAATTCCGCGGTAAGTTGCTGGATTAAAGATGCTAGCACGATTTGCTCCAATCATGAAGTCTAGCCAAAACTGACCACTGTCACCTTCGTATTTACAGATATGGTCAAAGAAAGCAGGACCAACCAAACTGTTGCGAATCTTGAATTCTTCGAACATAACTTTCATCAGTCCGAAGGTGTACTCACTATCATTATCGTATAATTTCTTTGTGTTGTAGAAATTTACAAAGTTAATATTCTTACAGAGTTTTCCATATTTAGAAAGAGTCCGGCCAGTAAAGACTTTATCATCCTCATTAAGTATGTCAGCACGAGGAATATTCAAGTAAAAGTCAATCGGTTCCTTTAACTCGCCGTAACGCTTGAACCAGCTTTGTAATGTTTTGTCTGCATCAGTAACTAGTATCTTATACAGATTATTTTTATATAGGTCTAATCTCTCTTTGCGAGTATCAGTATCTTTCTTGCACACCTTATCTACAAAATCATTTAGATTAGCCCTAATTGCAAAAGTACCGGACTTGTCAGTGATGTTTAAAACACTGATTCTATCACAGAATTCTTCAAAGGTTACCTTAGGTAAATTGAATTGATCAATGAAGTCTTGTTCCGTAAAGATTAGTTGTTTTGTCATCATTCTAGATTGTAACATGTAATAGACCTTTTGTCAATGTTTGTGGTCACGTATTTATACAGGTTACATGTTTCTCGTTGATTTTTCCGCATGTGATTCTAAATTGTAAAGCATGGTAACCATTGCTGTATTTGGTACCTGAGCCAAACATTTGAATGTTCATTACCTTTACTCCACTAACTATTAAGTCAATTGTAGTAGGTTTAAATTGCCATACTCCGTTTTCTTTCACATCTTGTATAAAAGAGGACACCTCAACAGCTTTTAATGTTCTTACATCATGCTTTACTTTAGGGAAGATAATATAGTTAACACTATCACTTTGATTCAGACTGCCGTGCGTGATGGCAACCTTACAAATGTCTTCTGCTGAATTATGCAAGAACTGTAAGAATTTGCTAGATAAGACAGGGTCAATTTCATGAACCTTCTTTCGGTGTCGATTATACTCTGCGTAATCATTGCCGCCAAAAAATTCATTTATAAACTGAATAATATCCGTATCAGTAATATTCAATGCATTGATAAAATTTTGCTGTGTAATCAATCCCACCTGTAATCCGCTGGGAGTTTTCTTAATACTGTATCTTAGTAAATTGTCAGAACTTCGTGCATCAACCTTAGTTGTATTAGAACCTTCAAGAATGAAAGTTTTCTTAAGATTGCTAGATAGAAAATCTACTACCTCTTGTTCAAATTCATGACCTTTAGCTTTAGCAAGGCGCCCGGCATCTTCTCTGATTGACATCAGCTTACTTCGGTAAATCCGTTACCCAAATCACGCTGTTGTATAATACGCATTTCTGATTCACGCTTATCCGGGTCAGCAATCTCTTGTTCATAAACTTCAAGAGCAATGTTACGGCAAACAGTCTGGAACCACCGATCAACGATTTGTGCATCAGTATCATCAGGACGAATTTTATAGCCTTGCTTAATCAAGTTAGCTACAAACTTATCATTCCAATCAAGCTCAAACGAACCGTTGTTAATATCACCAGGATCAAGATCAACATTTAAAATGGCGATATAAGGTTCTCCTATAGAGGTTGCCTTCTCTTTAGGACTTAGTTCTTTCTTCTTAGAAGCTTTCTTTACCTCTGGTACTGGTTCTGGCTTAACCTCTTCTGGTGCAAACCACTTCTTAATTTTATCAAACATGTTTTTACCTCTGTATAGTATATATCTGCTTTTTACCATCGGTCATGATAATCGTACCATCAATCCACTGCGGGGGAGGACGATTAGACCAACGAAGCAAGTCAGTCTTGCCGTAATTGTAATAGTTACGATAGTTCGTAATTGGGTCTAAGCTAACGATGTACTGCTTATCCATACAAGATGGCATCTTAGTCATTACTTTGCTTTGTGTGATTTTCTCAGGAGCGTCCTCAAGAATGTCTTTTAGCTTATCAATAGTAAGATGAGTACGACCATAACGATAGGTATACTCACGACCAAGAGCCAAAAGATGATCATACAACCAATCATAGTTAGCAGAGTTTTCACGAACCCAAACTGCTGAAGGATGATTAATGTGAGTAGCAGCATACATAATAGCGTCAGCATTGCCTGATAGCCTCCATCGTTTTGCTTTGCGTCCAGACTGTGACTGTCCTACATACTCCTCACCGTCAATGACACGATGGGCAGTAGAAAGCAACTGTGCAGTCTCTAGAATCATTTTAACTACATGGCGGTCAACCATGCTACGAGCAGCGACCTCAGCATTCGAATCTACATAGAATATGTTCATAGTGTTCTCACTTTATCACAGTTTGATATGGTTGTCAATCTTTAGTAACTCGCAATTACCCAAACGAAAATAAACTCAAGGGTGAGGGGATAGGCTGTTCAGGCTTCTTTGAGAATACCATGATGCCTTCGTCTGTATTTAAGTCCACTTTAGCACTTGGTCTAGTTATGTTTTTCAATGTGAGCGTTTCTACATAATGAAAGCCTAAGCTTTCTGCAATGGCCCTAGTATCAGCGCATAACTTATAGTCTAGGAAATCTTTAATGTTGACTAGCATCTTGCCATCATCAACTAAATATTTCTTGATGTTTTCTATCGTGGGTCGTAGATAGGTATCTAGCCATTCTTGATATGTAGTGCCAGGCTTAAATGATTGGTCACCAATTTTATAATCTTCAAGATTGAAATACGGAGGACTGCTGAACGCTACGCCGATAGTGTTTTCCCACTCCGGAACAAATGTTTGAGAACCATGACACCGAATGTCATACTTTGCAGATGTACCATTTACAGTGTTGTAATCAGTAGCCATTTGATTGAGGCGTTCTACTAACAGGGTATTTGGGTCAGTGCCGTAATACTCAACATTGTTTCTCAACGATGAAAGCATTCTAACGCCCCAGCCACATGAAAAGTCATAGTATTTACCGTTAATATTATACCTAGCTAAAATAGCGTCAACAGACTTAATTGGATAGTTAGAGGGCTTCATTGCAACACCTCCCCCACTAAGACGCAATGCAGCCTCAAAGTTCTTGATATCTGAATCTGTCTTAGGGTATACTTTGTCACTGGAAAGAACCCTGCTCCAGAAGTATCGAATCAAATCCACAGATTCGAATACTTCTTCGATTGACCAGCGTGGAGACTCCAGCTTTACCTTAGCCATAAGGTCTTTTACATAGTAACTAGTAATTGTGCTTATGATAGTGCTACCATCGTATACTGCTTTTAGGTTTTTGTTAACCAGTTCAAAATCAGGCTTTTCGTAATACGCGGCCTTCAATTCTAAGCACTTATCCACTGGCAAGTCCACCCAGTGGTCGGTATGAAGTGTCTTGCCAAGGTGGGTGATTTCATATTTTTTATTCTTTTTCATACTATAACGCTTTATCACAGTTTAATGTTATTGTCAAGTAGTTTATCACGGAAGACGGAGTAACTCGTCAATCGAATAAAGGTTTTTCATATAAGTAGAAACCTCTTCTAGTACACTAACCGGAACATCACCGGTTCGTCTGGGACCATATCTGACTGTAATTGCTTCATCAGTCCCTTCTCCGAGTCTAGTATCATTGACCTTTTCAAAAATATCAATAATTTCTTTCACACTGTATCCTACACCATGCCCTAAGCATTCAATATTGTTTGCAGGCTTCTCAATTGCAATGCGGATAGCTTCACAGACTTCATCGACATGCACATAGTCACGGATGCAGGTTCCGTCTGGAGTTTCATAATCATTACCGAAGATAGTAAACTCTCTAGTATATTCAGACCTCATGAGATTGTACATCAATCCGTCTGGGTTAGTTGGGGAATATCCACTAGTGCCAATTACATTATAGAATCTAAAAATTGTATATGGTGTCGGGTTATGCACCGTGCAGTATTCACGAACTACATCCTCTGCTGCTCTCTTACTGACTCCATATGTACTAGTGCATGATTCTGCTGCGCCGGTACTTGCGAAGATAAAATTCTTAGTATTAATCTTGTTCAATACATTCATCGTGCCGTTCAAGTTAGTAATATAATATTGAATAGGCATCTGTTCACTTTGACCAACATTAACCAATGCTGCCAAATGAACAACAGCATCAAATTCAAACCCAACCTCTAATGGTCGATTGATGTCAGCCTGAAAGAACTGCGTCACTGGGTGTTCATTAGGTCTAACATCCAGCCCATAAATCTCATATTCACTTTCTAATCTCTTACATAGATGTGAACCAATATAGCCCGAACACCCGGTAATTAAAATCTTTTTCATAATTTTTCCTTCTTTATGTCCACCATTCAATCCCCTTTAGTTTTTCATCCACAGCCGTATCATATATTTCCCATGGCATAGACCAGGTTTGGTTAGATACTAAATCAATATTTAAATTCATCGCATTTTCATTAATTAGCTTATGTAATAGGTTAGCTAGTAGCCTATTATTAGCAGGAGATAAGTGATTTGCACGAACATCAAATGTTTTTAATTTGGACAATAGCTCACAGGTATTATATTCTTTACCTTTTAGTCTAGTGCGCTCTAACCTTGACAGGCTGTTCAAATTAGTTAGTATTGGATAATCAATTTCCGATGACTGATATATTCCCCGATCATCCGTATCCATACCCAAATTGATCAGATATATATTTTCTTGTTTGCATAGATGATTTACCTCTTTGAGGATTGATGAACTAATAAACTCTAATAGCGGTGTTTCAAATACATCACCAAAAAACCGATTGATATTGTTTTGAAAATCGTCAGATGTAATATTCTTACCTTCATACCCCACATTCCACTCACGACCATGATATTCTTTTGGTAGATATGGCCATCGCATATGTGAGGTATGACAAAAAATAACTACATCAAATTTTGTGTAATTATTTAAAAACTCTTTATAACTCCACCAGTGCGAGGTCCCTGATGCTGAAAAAGTTTCTACTTCTATGTTTTCTTCGTTTGCTAGATAATGAATCCATGAGGTTTCGCGCCATGGATTAGGATCTGCAAAACTATCACCAAACACACCTATCTTCATATCAAAATCCCTCAAACAGACCTGCACCGGTCATTTCTTCTTTTGGTTCAAAAGAAGGATCCTTAGTTAGATAGGTCTCATTGGCAGTATAGATAATTCTAAACTTATGTCTGTTTGCTAGTACCGAACGAATATCGTCAATGCAAACAATACGGCGACCTAATGCTTGAATAAAGTCGCTGTATTTGACAGTTGTTTCATCGCATATCTTTGCGGTACTGCTGTTGCTCTTGCGAGATTCAAACTCGTTGAAGCAATGATTCCACTTATGGAATACTGCATCCTCGTGAAGCTTAAAGTGATTCACCGAATCATAAGCTGCATACCATGATTTGCTTGTAGGATATTGGTCATACACTGCTTTAACGTCCTCAGCCATATTACGCTTGCTGGTAGTAAAGAATTGTGTACTTGGGAAGTTTTGCGTCCAACGCTGATTAATCAACGCAAATGTAGGAAGCTGAATAATCTGCTCAAGGAAAGCAATACCGTAACTTTCTACCGTGCTTGGATTGAATGCTACACGGCAACTCTTGATAAAGTCTACCTTCTCTTGTCCAATGATACCTACTTTGATTTGATAGTCAACGCCCATCTTCTTTAATCGTTCTTCAAACTTCTTAGCACCACTTGCACTTGTCATGACACGAGCAGGCAACTTAGTCTGCTCAATCAAGTCAAGATAAAGTTCAGGATTCTTGCCCTCTTCCCAACGACCGATGAACAATACACCTTCTCGGTTATCGTCATATTCTTGTAACAATCCTTGTTCGGGCAGCGGAATAGGAAGATGAACTGCGTTTTCAAAATGTAGACGATTGAATAAACTTTGTGTACCGATAGTAAGATTAGGCATTTGCAATTGCAATCTCATCATATCATTTACATCATCAAGGAAGGGATTTTTAGTATCCTTAAAGATTTGACTTTCTAAATGCGTATATGCGATAGTCTGAATATAATCAGACAGACCCAATGTAGAAACTACTTGAACAGTTTCATAAGTGTTGCAGACAAAAGCATCATATAGATTCGTAGATAATGCTTTGATAGTGGCATCACGGAAGTTAGCCATACGCTCATAGCAGTAGCTATCCTCATACATAAAGATAGCACTATGATCAGTATAGCGTTGTGGATTGTTTGGATAGATGATATTTGCTTTGAGTTCTTTGATAAACTCATCAGCAACCCCCTGAGGACTCTTGTCAGTAATGATATCTACATATATTCCGTGACTATCCATCAACTCACAGAAGCTTTTTGTGAACTGTCCAATACCACCATGAGGAATCAATGTTTGTGAACTAACTAGAAATCCGATTCGTTTCATTAAGTCGCCCATGCATTCTTGAAAAGCGGAACTTGTAAACGATCACTATACCGAACACCATTCTTCATTGCAAGGTCAGCGACAGTGCGGTTGTTTAAGTGATACACACTTTCAACGCCTCCTACTGGCATGAAGTAAACTGAACCGGTAAAGCCCGCATCACGATACTGCTCAACTGCTGCTAATGCTTCTTTAGCATCATCTTCTGTTGCGATAACAAACTTAAGATAGACATGTCCTACAGCCTGATAGCCGACTACTACCTCAGGCTTGATAGCATCTTCTGCTTTCTCTCCCGAACAACTCAACTTAGCACTGACACTAAATGTGATTTCACGATCACGATTAGCTGACCCATACCCAGGCTTTCCACCATCCCACCACCATTGTTCAAGATAGTCAAAAAGTTCAGGATGCAATGGCTGCGTACCATTAGTCTCAAAGGTAATCTCTTGTAGAGACTGCATCTTAGGATGACTTAGGAGTTCTGGGAAGGCTCGTTGCCATCCGAGGAGTGGTTCTCCTCCTGTGATGACGAGGTGTTCGTCTTTCCATTCTTTAAACGGTAGTAGTTCCATAATGTCGCTGACAATAGTATCAACATCCCTGCTGGGAGAAAGATGCTTGAAGCGAGGATCCCAGGATGCGTAGGAATCGCATCCCGTAGAGACGAGCGGGAGGGTACCATATTCTTTATAGTCTTCTGGATTGACTGCTTCTCTTTCACTTGATAATTCACCTTTTGGCATGCCGAATCCGGCGCATTTGAAATTGCATCCATATGTTCTAAGGAAAACGGACGGCACACCCATGTACCGACCTTCTCCCTGAATGCTGTA